ATTAAACATTACAAATACCATTAAAAGCATCAATAAAACAAATCCCACAAAATGGATCATGCCTTCTACATTTGGATCTAATTTCTTCTTTCGTACAGCTTCAACTGCAAGAAAGACAAGTCTTCCTCCGTCTAAAGCCGGAATAGGAAGTAAATTCATGACACCTAAATTGGCAGAAAGCAGAATTGCCCAGTACAGCATTTGAAGCCATACCATAACCGTGCCTTCCTCTTTGGCTTCTTCATAAGAGTCGCCAATAACATCAATAATCCCCACAGGACCAGATAAGTCATTTACGCTAAACTGCCCTTTTATCAGCATCATAAGACTTTCTATGGTATTAGAAATCCAGTATCGCACCTCAGAAGCGCTGTATCTTAGTACCCCTAAAAAGTTGGTTTTTTCCCGATACAGATTATAAACAAAACCGGTATCTATCTGCTTTGTCATCTGAGGTTTTAAGGAAATCGTCTGTACCTCTCCGTCTCTCTCAATTCCCAAACTAATTTCTGAACCGTCCAGCGGATTTTTTTCCCAGTATTCCTGTATTTCCTGACTGGTTTCAATAGCTTCTCCATTGATTTCACGGATAATATCTCCGGCCTGTACTCCGGCTTCCATCATAGCGCCGTTTAAAACAACCTGTGTAACTTCCGGTTCTCCATCCGGTGTGGGTACATAAGAAAATCCCAGCATGTATTTTTCTTCGCTGTATGCTTCAAAGGAAACTTCCTTTTCTTTACCATCTCGTTTATAGGTCAGGGTAATGTCTTCATCTTCCAGTCCGTGAAGCATCATGTAGGAGTCCAAATCTCTCCCTAGAACAATGTTTCTCCCCTGAAATTCTGTAATAATATCCCCTTCCTGAAGCCCCGCCTTTGCCGCAGGAGAATTTTCTTCCACCTGTA